ATGCCATTTGATGATGAAAAAAAAATCAAAAGATTAAAAGAGAAAGAAGCTAAACTTGTAAGCAGAGGTAAAAAAGCTGTAGATGAGGGCAGAGAGAATAGAGCTGATAGACTATTAGGAAGAGCAGCAAGAGTTGAGAATCGTATAATTACCCTAGAAGAAAAAGGGAAGATGGCAATGAAGAATGATGCTATTGACAAACTTGCACCAAAAAATTAAAACAAATAATTATGTACTCACAAGAAGAAAAAGGTAAGATGGCAATGAAAAATTCAACCATTGAAAAATTTGAAAAAAAATGTCCTTCCGGTTATGAATGGATTAATGGTGACTGTGTAAAAAAGGGAGCTTTAAGTAGTGTTGGTGCTAAAATTGGTGTTGGTGCAGGAATAGCAGGAGCAATTGGAGTAGGAGTATCAATGATTTCTGATGCTATAAAAAATAAAAAAGAAAAAAAAGAAGCAAAAGCAAAAGCAGAAGCAGAAAAAAATAAAAAAATAAACTAAAATGGGCGATAAAGATAAATCAATTAAGACAACTGTAGAGCAAGAAAAAATTACTGCTGACAAGCTTGCGTTTAATAATAAAGCTGTTGAGGCACTTGCTAAAAACGCTGCTACAAGAGATGCGGAAAGAAAAAAGAATAAAGAGATTGCGTCTGAATCATATGCACGAAGACGAGCAAATAGAGATGCAGGTAGTACCGGTAGAACTAGATTAATAGGATTATCAACTCTTAACCGACCTTTTCAAGGTGATGGACTTTCTAGCTAATGGCAACTAAAGAAAATATGAAGTGCAATAGTCCTGTTCCTTCAAACAGAGCGGGCAAAAAGAAAATGGTCAAGGCATGTAGCAATGGCACAGAGAAACTGCTACACTTTGGAGCAAAAGGCTATGGTAACAACTATAGTGCTGCGGCAAGAAAGAGTTTTAAGGCACGACACAGTTGTGATACTGCAAATGACAAACTAACACCAAGATATTGGGCCTGCAAAAACCTATGGGCAGGACCGGGTGGTTCAACCACAAGCAATCCAAGTAACCGAAGAGGTAAATACTAAATGAAAAGAGTTGAACTTTTAATTTCTCAAGAAAAAGAAACTAAATTAACACTATTCTTAGCAGAATACTTATTAAAAAAAAATTTTAACGCAAGTAATACTGTAATAGTAACAGTATCTACGGACTACTCTTCTAACGTAGGGCAATTATTACGCCACGCACTTAGTTGTCATGGTGAGATTTGTGATGGCTTTGGTGTAGACGTACCTTATCCTGATGAGTCTTGGGATGAAAACCATATATATGAGCTAATAAAACTACTTGACCTTTATTCTTATAAACTTAAAGGCAAAAAAATACTATTTGTAGAGGCCGGTGTAATAAGAGGTGGCAACTATACTTTTTTATCAAACTTTCTAGAAGAATATTTAGGCATAAAAGATAATGTATTTTATTTATCTTTGTTTGAAAACCAAAGTTCAATATTTAAGTCTGACTTTGTTGGTGAGTATTACGATAATGAAACTCAAGACTTAACATTTTGGTGGGAAGAAGAAAATAATCATTGGATATGAAAGACGCTTGTTATAAAAAAGTAAAAGCACAGTATGATGTTTTTCCATCTGCAAGAGCTTCACAGGCTATTGCAAAATGCAGGAAAGGTTCGGGTGCTGTTAGAAAGACAGAGGCAGGAACATCCTTAAAGAGGTGGGAAAAAGAAAAGTGGACTGATACCAAGTCAGGAAAAGCCTGTGGTGCAGGAGGCAAGAATGAATACTGCAGACCAAAGGTGAAGGTTTCTTCACAGACCCCTAAAACAATTTCTGAAATAAGCCCATCTAGGTTAAGTGCCAAGAAGGCAGAGAAGTCAAGAGTTGGTATGGGAAGAAAAGTTTCAAAAGTATAAGATAATTTTGTTTAACTTTGTAAAAAAAATAAAATCAAATGGGAAAGACTAAAGGAATGGGTGATGTTATTGAAAAGATAACAACAGCAACAGGAATTAAAAAAGTAGTAGATACTGTTTCAAAAGTAACAGGAAAAGATTGTGGATGTGCTAAAAGAAAAGAAGCGCTAAACAATCCTAATTTACTTGTAAATAAAATGTTTAACAATAAAAAATAAAAAAATGAAAAAAGTAGCTAAGGTAACAAAGAAGACAGCTTTTGATATTAAGGAAGCGAGTAATCAAAAATTAACGGCAAGTGCAAGAAACAACTATGCGAAAAACGCACAGGCAGCTATGAAAAATACTAAAAAAAAATAAGTTATGCCAAATTTAAAACTTCAGGTAAGTAGAGCATTAAGTGTTATACCTTCAAGTAATACAAATATCCCAATGCCTAATTATATTGTTCCATTTAGTTCAATAACAGGTGCGCTTACTACAAATAAACTTATAGACTCAACAAAGAATTTTTCTTCAGTTGGAACTAATCCATTAAATGTTCAAGTTGGAGACATTGTATATAACTTCAGTTCAATCCCACAATCTGCAGCAATGGTTGTAAAAGTAGACAGTGCTACACAGTTAACTTTAAATGCAAACATATTTACAGTAGTAGGAAGTGCTTATACATTATACTCAGGTACAAATATAGCCGGCTCAATTGAACCATGTGTATTATATGTTGGTACAGGAGGAGATTTAGATGTTATTACTGCAGGTGGAGATTCAATATATCTAGCTAATATTCCTTCAGGTACATTTCTTCCAATTCAGGTAATAAAAGTGACTCAGTTTAGTACTGCTCTTAATATTGTAGCCCTTTGGTAGATGATACAAATAGGCATAAACATAGCGGTAAAAGGGGCAGGGATATCAGGCCCACCACCAATTGCTCCTGTTAATTCTGTTCCACCTGTTATCTCAGGTACTACATCAGTAGGTAGTCTTTTGACATCTACTTTGGGGAGTTGGCTTAACTTTCCTATTAGTTATGCCTTTCAATGGAAGAGAAATACAATTGATATACCAAGTGCCACAACGTCAACTTATACATTAGTACAGGCTGATGCAGCTCAGGATATAACCTGTCAAGTTACAGCTACAAATGCAGCAGGAAGTACACCTGCTACTAGTAATAACATATACGTCTTTGACTTAGATGCTCAGAACTTTATTACTAATGCTGCAATAACTGATAACACACAGCAATTAAGTATTAATAATTTAGTGATAGGATTGAAGTTAGATAGTTTATGGACAAAAATGTTAGCAGTTTACCCTTTTGTTGGTGGTACTGCAACAACTTGTAAATTTAACTTAAAGAATCCTTTAGATACAAACGCAGCATTTAGATTATTTTTTAGTGGTGGGTGGACTTTTTCCAATAATGGAATACAACCAAACGGAACAAATACATATGCAGATACTTTTTTAATTCCTAATACTTATTGGACGTTAAATAATGGTTCTGTTTCTGCTTATTCAAGGACAAATAATATTGAGTCGTCATCAGTTATATATGGAACTAAAGGCTCTTCCTTTTCTAGTGCGGTTTACCCTATTATTGATACGGCTTTTGGAAGCGTGCTTCACAATGGACTTAATTCAGCTACTCTTTCTCCACCACCAACAACAACCGCAATAAATCTTATTTCAAGTAGAATAAACACAAATCAAATAATAGTTGCTCTTAATGGTACTACTACACCTTATGTAAGCACACCTGTAGCTTTATCAACCGCAAGTATTTATCTTGGTGCAAGAAATAATAATGGAGTTTCCGCAGATTTATTTTCATCAAGGCAATTAGCATTTGCTCACATTGGAACGGGTTTAACACAAGCAGAATGCACTTTGCTATACAATAGAATTCAAACATTTCAAACAACTTTAGGTAGACAAGTATGAGACAAGTAGCAATAATAACCGAAGAAGAAAAAGACAAATTAATAGGTCGTCAATTTATGACTGATGTATATTTTAATCCTATCCAAGATGCAAACGATAATTGGATAATTTCAAGTGAGGAAATAGACCAAAGTGAAGACAAAGAAATAATATCTTTTAAAGATTTAAGATTAAATATACACACGGCAAAAATAGAACAAACAGACGAGCCACCAAAAGAGGAACCACCAAAGGACATAACACCACCAAAAAAATAGAAAATGAAAAGTAACTATTTAGCAAGTTTATATTTTATTTCGGGTTATGCAACCTCAATGTTTATGATGTTTCAAAGTCAAGAATACTACATTGTTTTTGGTGGAATAACATTATTTTTTTATTTAACCTTTACCTTAACTGAAGCTCTTGAAGAACTAGACTTATGAAAACACAACTATCCCTACTATTAATATCTATACAATCAGAACTATTGACACTTATCTCTATATGCTTTGCATTCTTTTTACCGATATCGGGAATATTGTTAATGATAGGAGTACTAATTATCATTGATACCTTTACAGGAATTTGGAAAGCTAATAAGTTAGAAGAAAAAATAACTAGCAGAAAGCTCTCATCTATCATTAGTAAGTTAGCACTCTATGAAGTTACAGTGATTATGTTCTTTTTAATAGACCAATTCATACTCAATGACATTATACTTACATTCTTTAGTGTACCATTTATGCTCACTAAAGTAGTAGCGTTGGTATTGGCAAGTATTGAGGTAATGTCTATTAATGAGAATTATAAAGTAGTAAAAGGAATAGACTTATGGCAATCAATGAAATTATTATTTGCAAGAGCAAAAGACATCAAAGACGACATAAATAAAATTAAATGACAACACAACAGGCAACAAAAAAATATGGTACAGCTAATGTAACAGGTGCAGGTTACTTGGTAAAAATTAAGCTACCATATCCTATGCGTATTGCTTGGGACTTAGATAGCTCGGTAAATTCTATGATGTGTCATAAACTAGTGGCAGATAATTTTACAGCGGTATTCAATGAACTACTATCTGTATATGGATACGATAAGATTAAGGAGTTAGGGATTGATTTATTTGGTGGATGCTTCAACTATAGAAAGATGAGGGGAGGTACAGCATTATCCATGCACTCATGGGGAATAGCCATTGACCTAGACCCTGCAAGAAATCTACTTAAGGAGTCATCAAAGACTGCAAGATTTGCAAGAGCTGAGTATAAGGCTATGATAGATATATTCTATAAGCATGGGTTTATATCTTTGGGTCGTGAAAAAAATTATGATTGGATGCATTTTGAAATAAAAGAGTAATGGCAAAAATAAAACTAGAGACAACAAAAAAGGTTAAGCCTAAAGTTAAGCGTACAAACGTACACGCAAAAAGTAAAACTTCTAAATTGAAGTCAAGTAAAAATTACAAGAAACTTTATTCAAGACAAGGAAAATGAGAAATGATTTAGCAGGAACAAAGACAGGAAAGTCAAAGACAGCGAAGTATTACCAAGAGCATCCTGAAGCGAGAAAAAAGAAAGTAAAGTATGATATGAAGTATCATGACACTGAAGAGCGTAGGAAATACCGAAGAGACTTAGAGCGTACTAATAGAAAAAATGGTACAAGTGGAAACCACGATGGTATCGACAATGCGCATGTCTCTAAAAAGAAAACAGTACCTCAATCGCAAGCTAAAAACAGAAGTGATAAATCAAATAATTTCTTTAAAAAATAAAATATGTTTAGAATATTATTATTATTATTTGTGTTGTATAGTTGCTCTGCGCAGTACCATTTAAACAAAGCAATTAAGAAAGGTTATACATGCGAACAAACAGGAGATACTATTCGTATAACAACGTTAGATTCCATCCCTGTTATCATAAATGATACAATAGTGTGGGAAAAATTCATCACTACTAAAGATACCATTATTAAATACAATACTG